TTTGTTTGAGGATCATTATTATATATATTCCTCTTATATTCATTGATATGAACTCTATTCTTCTTCTGCCATTTTCTATTTAACTTATTCTGACAAATCTTACAATAGCTAAATAGTTTATCTACATTCTGATTAGATACATTAAACTGACTCGAATCTTTAACATTATTACAACGCCTACATTTTTTAACACTCATATATTCCTCCTTATTCTGTTTTTCTTAAATTAATTATAGATTTTGTACCTGTTTTTATACCGGGTTGGGTCTTAAGATTAATTTGGCTTTTTACATGTTCACAAAAATTTTTTAAAAAATAATCTATAACACCTAAATGTATAAGCATTTCTTTAGATATCATTTCTGTATATTTGATCTTTCTATTATCAATTGTTACTTCTACATTAAATACAATCCTTTGATCATAAGGATTATGGTTTTCTACCGCTTCAAATTTTATATTCATATTCCTCCTTTATTATTTATATGATATGAAAATTTATCTCCTATAAATAGTATACTACATTTTTATATAAAATGCAACATTTATTTTAATTATTTTTTAATTTAATACTTATCCTATACTAATTAAAAGGAATCAATATGGAAACAGGCGTGTTAGTTGGAAATAAATTTTCTCCAAGACAACTTAAAGCAATAGAATTATTTGCAAGTGGTCTAAATTGTACTGAAGTATCTAGAGTTATAAGAGTAAGTATTGTAACTTTAAGCAAATGGCGTAGAAACGATCAGTTTATCGAAACCATCTATAATAGAGCTAAAGACCTATTAAAAGATGAAATGCCTGCTATCTTTAAAATAACCAAAGATAAAGCAAAAACTGGTAGTTACAATCATATAAAATTACTATTAGAACATTTAGGCAATATAGAAAAAAAACGTACAGAAAATTCTATTACTTTTTCTTGGGATATAGCAGAAGATGAAGATAGTACTCCCGTACAAACCGTTTAAATATCAATTAGACTTCCATAAAGACCCCTCACGCTTCAAAGTGATCCGTGGGGGACGTAGAGTAGGTAAATCTATAACCTGTCTTCAAGAGGCTATTAGACACCTTCTATCTAATAAGAATGCTATGGTCTATTGGGTAGCTCCTACCTTTTCAACCGCTAGAGAAATTGGCTTTGACGAATTCATTAAATATAAAGATATATTAAAACCTGCAATTCATAGTATTCACAATAGCAGATTAAAAGTTACATTTAAAAACGGATCTTCTATGTATTTTAAAGGGTCTGATGATCCAGATTCTTTAAGAGGTAGAGGATTAACTTTAGTTATTGGTGACGAATCAGCATTTATAAAACCAGAAGTATGGTCAAAGATTTTACGTCCTGCACTTAGCGATAGAAATGGAAAAGCAATATTAGTTAGCACACCAAATGGATTCAATTGGTTTAAGAATTTATTTGATAATGAATCTGAATGGAGTAAGTATCATTGGGTTACATCTCTTAATCCATTGATATCAGCGGAGGAACTGATAGCAGTTCAATCAGATATATCAAGAGATGAATATAGACAAGAGTATTTAGCAGAGTTTATTACAAGAGCAGGAAGGGTATATGATGAATTTAATGAAGAGAATATTATAGAACAATGGAAACCTAATCCGCAGGAGTGGAGTATCTATTTAGGTATGGACTTCGGGTTTGCTCATCACACCGCTATAACATTTATGGCAGTAGAGAAAGCAAGTAATAATAAGATTATACAATTTGATGAATTATATATTAATAAGACACAAATGGATGATATTATAAAACGAATAAAAACTAAGTTATATGAATATAATATAGATAAATATTTGGATTGTTCTTATACTGATCCAGCAGGCAACGCAGACGAATTATCTTCGGGTTTATCACCAGTCGATATGTTGAGGAACGCAGGATTTAATATAGTAAATAAAGGATCAACTATCAATTCAGGTATAGCTTTAATAAGAAGTTATATAAAGAATAGTCTAGGTGAACGAAGATTCTTCGTTACTAAAAACTGTATAGAAACTATTAAATGTTTTAATGGATATCAATATAATATATTAAAGAATGGTAATCTTAAAGAAGAACCATTAAAGGATAATATACATGATCATCTTATGGATGCTGATAGATACTTCTTCGTTAATAGATTCGATCATGCTAAATATGTTGCTTCTGTTCCGGGACAAAGTAACTATACTACAAGTAGATTAATACATAGAGTATTTAAGAAATGTTGTAAGTGTGGGAGCTCTTTTCTATCAAATACTTTAGCTACCGAACCACCTTTCGCATGTTCAGGTTGCCTCAACAAAGGATTATAAATGCTTAACGAAACAGTGCCAGTATCATTATTAGTTAGAACTAATGTCTATGCATTCTGTGATGATGAGAAGAAAAGACGCGAAGGTGCTCTTAAGAATAAAGATTATTTCTATGGTAGACAAGAACAATATCTATCTCTTCTTAATGAAGACGTAGATAAAGTAACAGTTAATTTATCTAATCCTATCATATCTAAAAGAGCTTCTCTTCTCTATTCAACTCCTTTAGTTAGAGAGTTCGATGGTCCAAAGTCATCTGTAAGTAAATTAGAAGAGATATATTATGACATTAAAATAGATGATATATTACATCAAGTAGACTTGAGTGCAGAGTTAACAGGCACAAGCCTTGTGTTCGTAGGATTGGATGATGATAGCAAAAAAGTAACGTTAGTTCCTTACGATGCGTCTGATTTTTCAGTAGTTACATTACCTGATTATAATACTATAGAAGCATTACAATTAATTAATATAAATGATGTAATAAGTAAAAAAGGTCCACAATCAGTTATGAAGGTTAATGTTAAGAGAGTTATAGAATCTGAAGTATGGACTAATTCATATATATTTAAATTAATAGATGGTATAGAAAAGAGACAAGAAACTAATGAACTTGGATATATACCTTTCGTACCTTTTAAGGCACAAGAGGTAATTAATCAGTTTTTAGGTCATTCACCAGCTACAAGTATAAGACAATTAAATAGTTATTATAATCAGATGTCTACTAATCTTGGATATATGATAAAGATGCAATCTGCAACACCTGTTATATTAAACGGTTTCTCTAATGGAGAATCAGTATCTGTTCATCCCGGTACGGCAATCAGTCTTCCAATAGGCGCAATGGCAAGTGCATTACAATTAAACCCAAAGATAGAAGAAACATTATCTGTATTAAAGTATTTAGAAGATAAGATGTATGAAACATCAAGTGTTCCTAAGATAGCTATCATAGGCGATGCAACTGGAAGTCATAGCGGAATAGAGTTGCTTATTAAGTGGGCTCCTATGTCCAGTATATTTAATGATAAAACAAATAGATATCAAACATACGAATTAAATTTGGCAAACATGATATTAAAACGAATAGGATTAGAACCTATTAAAAATGTTAAAGTAAACTATAATAAAAATTATCTTCCTATTGATCCTCAAAGAGAAGCTTTGTTAGAAGATATAAAATTAGGTATTAGAACACCTATAGATGAAGTATTGAAGATTAATCAAAATTTAGATGAAGCTAGTGCTGAAGCATTAGTTTTAGCTAATATTGAATTTAATAAACAAATATCAAATGGAGGGCTAGATGCCAGAACCAAAGAGTAATGATACTGGTGATCATTCAAACGATTCAGGTAATCATCAAACCAACAGGGATACGGGTTATTCCGCTGAGTATGTTAAATCGCTTCGTGATGAAGCTGCGACATGGAGAACGAAACTACGTGATGTAGAAACAGAACTTAATACTATGAAAGTTACTATATCAAAACAGGAAACTTTAAATAGTATTAATACTGAATTAAGTACACGTAAAATTAAAGTTGATCCAAGTTGGATCAAACTTGAAAAGGATCAATCTCCTAAAGATGCTGTAGATAAATTCTTGAAGGATTATCCACAATTTGCCATCGCTAGCGAAGATAACAACACATATGTTCCTAAAAGTAGGAAACCGATGGGAGCAAAACCGAACAACACTAACGTAGAAAATACAGACGTTAGTGAAATAAAATCTATTAAACAAGATCCCATAGCAAGAGCTAAATTAAGGGATCATTATAGAGCATTACTTTCAAGGAATAACTCTATATAAAAATATTAAAAGGAAAATTTTATGGCTATATCAAATAGTACCACTCTTAATGACCTAATTGGTCAGATTGTTTCTGAGGAAACTATATCTGCAGCTTATGGGTCAATGATCATGCGTAACCTTGTTTATACTAAAGAGGTTCCGCTTGGTGCAGGTAGTGTTGTAGTTCCTATATTTCAGGAGCTTTCGGAAGCTGGTCTCGCAGAGGGAACGGCAGTAACTTCAAGCACTTGGAATTCTGATGGAGTGACTTTAACTCCGGTTGAAAGAGGAATATATGTACAGATTTCTAAAAGAGTCTTACATGCTGATCCTTTCTCGGATCTTGCTCCTTATGGCGAACAGCTTGGAAGGGCTTTAGCTCGTGGTGAGGATTCTGGTATTCTCGGAATCACTGGTTCAGGTGTATGGGATACTCAAGTTAATGCAGATGCTGGAGCTTTTGCAGATGCTGATTTCAGAGAAGCTATTGGTAATCTGGAAGCGGCTGATGCACCGAAACCTTATTATGCTGTTATGCATCCCAATACATGGGCTGGTATATTAACCACATATACTAATGCCTCTGCGTTTGCTCAGGTTGGTAAAGACCTTTCCGAAGGTTATGGAGAGGGTTATCCTTCGTTGAATGGTTATGTTGCGTCTCCTTACGGAATACCGACATACATTTCAACTATGGTTCCTTCCTATCGTAGCGGAGCTTCGGCAAACTGGTATGGTTCAATGTTCTCTAAATATGCGATAGCGTATGCATATATTAAAGATATTGGAGTAGATGTTTTTGATAATGTTACTGCGAGAGCATTCGACCTTATGGCGTGGAGATCTGCGGACCAGTCGATTCTCAAATCGGCGTGGGGAGTAGCTCTTATCGATGCTATATAATTGTTAATTAAATAATGTATCCTGTTATATATATAATGGGATACATTCTTCTTTCTTATATAAGGATTATAAATGGAAACATCAATAGAAGAAAAATTAACAGAATTATGCGTAGACATGAAATATGTCAAAGAATATATAGCTAGAAATGCAGATATAATAATAGAAATATCTCTTTTAAAATCAACCGTTGGTACTTTAACTAAAATTGCTTGGGGTATTGGCAGTACCACATTTGGAGCAGTTTTTCTGGCTATATTAGCATTAATCATATAAGGTATATATATGTCTGTTAATCAGAGAGTATTCGATACAGCTATTCAATATAAAACTAATCAAAGTAGAGGTTTAGGACCAAGGAATCTCACTGCTAGTCATCATCAGTATTTAATAGAACCTGATGGTCATTTAAGAGTATTAGCACCTTTATCAAAAGATGAATATCTTTTAAAAGAATCTACTGATAACGGATTTACATGGTCTGATAGACAGAACACAGAAAACTGGAGTTCCGAAAATATAACGGTTGCGTGGTCTGGTATTATCTCCGAAGGTCCTTCGGTTTCTTTAGTTAAAATGAGAGAATTTTATGGTGCAGACGATGTAATGTATAGCGATCCATGGGCTCTCGTCTATGGAGGTACAAACGCTATTCATTGGATGGGTAGCTATGCAGGAGCAACTGTACAAACTGTTTGGGGTGAGATATCTAGTAAATTTGGTAACGTTGCTTTTACTGTTGATGTTAGCGGCGGATATTATGCTCTTGATGGTGATGGTGAAGATACAATTTATGCAGCATATCAGAATCTATCCAGCCAAGTAGTTATGATAGGTCTTAATATTAATACAAATAATATAGCAGAATCTCTTCAAGAATATAAAGTTATTTCTGCTCCTTTAGGTGCTTATAATCAAATAAGTATAAAAGCTAAAGATGATAAAGTTCATACTGCATTTGTGGGTTTTACTACAGGTGCTAGATTGTATTATGCCGCTTATAATAAGGCTCAAGGCAGTAGCTATAGCCTATCTCAAGGAGAAAATGGTACTTGGGATACCGCTCAAGTTATCGTTTCCGGTACATTAACTACAGATTTCATAGATCCTAAAATAAGTGTTGATGGATATGGAAATATAGGAGTAGTGTTTAATAGAACTGAACCTACTACTACAAGTAGTGGATATTATTCTATATCAACTGATAAAGGTTATACATGGAAAACTATATATAATCCTCCTCCTACTGGATATTCAGGTTACTATGAAGATGTAACTGGAAAATTTACTCCTTGCAATGATATATTAGGCGGAATATCAGGATTTCTTATATCAAGTTTATATATGAAAGATGATTCTCCAGATTTATTTGTTAAAGAGATTAAATCTTGGGTAACTGATGTAGGGACATCTACTGAAGATTGGAGACAGGTTAATTCTGTTGATGGAGATGTTATAGCTGGTAAGTTTTTTAAATATACAAGAGAATCTACTCCTAATATTCAAGATAAAAGTTCTATAAGAATGGTATATCAATTAGGTGATGCTAATAACAACTTGGGTGAGAGCTCTGTTTATTCGACAGTATATCACGAGAAATTAAGCAATTTAGCATTTCCATCTGAATATACTGGTACTTCTTTTACTAATGAAAATATAGATTATTATGCTTCTGGATATATAAATGATAGAACAGCATTATACATAGCTAAAATAGAAGAATTAGGTATGTATTATTCTTTCTCTCGCTATGATCCTTTAGAATCTTCAGAGATTAATGGTAGAGGTGCATATGGTTCTGCAACCACGGCAGAATATGAAGCATGTGTTGATCCGGGGTCTTATGGTTTTCCAACTGTGGCCAGAAATAATTCGGATTTTACCGAATATATCGAGAGAGATGTTCGGAAAATATTTTATAAACCGAATTTATTCCTGTCAAGAAATTTTATATTGAATAAAGGTGGGTTCTTAAAAAGAACCGTATGGACCATAAGAATAATGGGTAACGATTATGAAATAGCTCAAATAGTACCAAGATGGTTAGATGGCAAGATAATGTATTATGAAGCTAATTTATATGTAATAGGACCATCAAATGATCCTTTCTCTAAAAAAACATTACCGAGTGAAACATAATGGCTAATGAATTCGGAAACGCTGGTGCTTTATCGGCTCATAAGTTTAATACTGAAGGAGTCTTTAAAGGCATAAGATACGGAACAGAATCACAATTTAAATTGGCTGCAAAAACAGTTGATATATTTAATAATGGTTCTCAATGGGAAGTATTTTATGGCGGTTATTGGAGAGATATAGCCAGTAATTTTTCTTGGGATACTACTCAAGAAGGTAATACAATATTAAGAGCTATACGAGCTGATGATGGACATAGGAGTTATAGAGCAGATAGAGGTTTAATACTTCAACAAAAGAAGCAAGAAGAAAAAGATGTTGATGATCTTCTCTCTTTTGGTAGTGATTTCACTAGAGCTTTTGGAACCTCGATGGCTGTTTCGTTGGGTGTTAATATAATAAAAGAAACATTTAATATTAATCCTATGGGAGTAGTTCTTGGTTCTAGTCTTGCTATTGCCGGTTATTCATTTGGACAAGACCTATCTCTTCAATCAGCGACAATTAATTTTGCAAAGACCGCTTTATCATTTGCATTACTTACTGCTATACCTAAAAAATACGGTGCGTTTGCTATTCCTGTCCTTTCAGTATTAAGTGGAATAATTAAAGGAGAAAAAGCTTCTTCTATTATTGGTTCATTAGCTGGTAATCTTGCTGGCGGATATTTATCTCCTAAGGTGAGTTCAAAGATTAATGAACAAGTAAAACCACTTATAACTCAACAAAACTTACCAGCTAAAGTACAGAGTATAAAAGATCAATTAGGAATAGTAAAAGGAAAATTAACAGCAAAAGAACAAGAGTTAGCAGCTTTGAAAAGTATGATGACTCCAAAACATAAACAAAAATTAAATTATGGTTTTAATATAAATATTAAAGATACTACTAAAGCTCCTTTAAGTTCTATTATAGGTAAAACCTCTTCTTCAAATACTTTTATGAAAACTCATGGGTATTTAAATTTTAATAAGTAAGGATTAATTATGCCAACTTATAGCGGTTATTTATTTACAGGTGTCCCGGAATATGGGAAAAACGCTGATACACTTTTAGTATATACATCAGATAGTAGCAGCGGATCTTTTACTGTTGAGGAAGCGTTAGGATATACATTTCCAACAAAAGTAACAGAGTATAATATAGATTCTACTAAATTTTATAAGATAGCATATTCTAATAGTACTACTGGTTATCTTACTCCGCAATCAGACGCTGTAGACGGATCAACAATATTAAAATCTGCACCGGGATTAGAAATTAGTTCTACTGCTGATGGTGCTCCTTTTGCTACTGCTCAGAACGTGTATGATCGTTCCAATATGACTGAAGCAGATGTATCAACCGCAGATGTTAATTATGCTTTATCTGTAGCAAGAGCTTTCATTGATCTTAAATTATCAAGTATTTCTATAAATAGATTTAGCTCATTTCCTACTCAAACAGCACAAAGAAAATTTAATGCTATGGCTAGGCTTATGAGAGACGCTGAGCTTAATTATGCATTAAGTTTAGTTTACAGACACATGGCGGATGATAAAATCTTAACAAATTTAACAGCTAATACAAAGACTTCTAATAGTGTAAGTGTTGGTCAAACATCTATAGCTGGTATAGAAGGTGGAGACTCATTAACCACAGCAAATTATTTTGATGCTCTTTCGATAAGATATTTAGGGTATGCTACAGATTTGATGAATACATTAGTTCCTAATTATGTGCCGTTAAGATATTCTGAAAACGGAACTGGTTATGTTAATAGATTCATTAGTTTTTCTGGAGATACTGCGACTTTTAACTTTGCTGCTGGTATTATTTTAGACAGAATGGATCTATAATGGCAAGTAAATATCCCGGTACTCTGTTGATGTATGATGCAGACAAGATTGCTGCAGACATAGCACAGGAAAACAGAGAATTATTTTATATAACTTCTCCATATGAAGCTCTCCGATATAAAGATAGTGAGGGTGGATATCACTATTTTTATGAAACAAGCGGAGTT